GGTTTAAAAAAGGGTTTTTCGGGACCTTTGGTTTTTGTACAGCACCTATGGAAAAAGAAGAAGAAAGGCAAGAGTTTAGAGATGAATTGAAGAAGAGTATAGGAGTAGAAGCTGAGCAATCTGTATTTCACTTTGAAGCCGAAATGCAGGGCGATAAGTTAGAGAATAACGTACTGATAAAACCTATAGAGAGCAATATCAAGGCTGATATGTTTCAGTATGCTGATCAAAAGACAGCGAACAATATACGCAAGTCGTACGGCAATATTCCTCCCGTGCTGATTGATTACGTTGAAGGAAAATTAGGCAATACATCTGGGGAAAGTTTGAAAGAGGCGCGTATCTTTATGCAGGAGCAAATGCAGGAGGAAAGGCAAGATGTACAAGAGATGTTTGAGGAGTTATTCGATGGTTTTGTAAGAGATATTTCGACAAACGGACTTTTTGAAATTAGCAAATTAGTATGAAGTTATTAGTTAATAAGCAAGAATGTAGCAAGTATTTGAGCGTTTCTCTCTTTAGAAAAGAAGAGGAATTTAACCGCTTTATAAGAGAGGCGCAAATGTTTGACTTGAAAGGGTTGGTTTGTGAGTCTTTTTTTCAAGATTTAACAAGCGAAACGCCCGTGAGAGATTACACGTTATTGCTTGAGGGGGGTAGTTATACCTTTGAGGGCAAAAAGTACGAATTTTCAGGGCTAAAAGCGGTATTATCTTACTT